CAGGTCGCAAGGCCAGACTGGTATTGCTGCGCGTCAATGCGCCCATACATCTGAGTGTCGATTTCACCGCCTGAAAACGACAGTTGGATCTTGCGGGTCTTAGGCATGATTAGCGATCCCAGGGGTTGGTGTTGGCGTCCACAACCGGCTTCTCGCGGGTGGTTCTGCTGTCAAAGGCTGTCGCCTTTTGCATGTAGAACTCAGCCATTTGCGAAGCATTCCGCACTGCTCCCATGCCTTCGTCTCCCTTGATCAAAGCACCGGCCAACATGCTGGCTAGTTGCCATGACACGGCCTGCTTAAACATCTGAGAGAACTTAGAAGAGTCCGTAACCTTGGCTTGGTAGCGCAGAACTGCGTCTTCAAACTTGCAGTAGAGAACTCGGTCATAATCCGAGTTCATCTCAATTGCGTAAGGCTGCGGAGTCTTGGTGCTTTCAAACATCTGATCGTCTTCCGAGTCCTTCGCGATGACCGAGATGACTCCCGCAAAGTCGGACGGCAACTTGTAGGCATACTCCCAATCGGTTCGCCCGCTAGCTGTGAGAGCCACAGGAGAAACTTGGCGGATGGTGAAGTCCCACCTGTGCCGCTCCAGGCACATGTCTCTAGCCAAGGGGTAATATCGAGCACAAAGATCGGCTTGGTGACTTCCATCTGATGGGCTAATGCTTGTGACGCTGGCCTTGTCTCCGATGTTGGCTAATGCCAAGTTGCAGATCTCAACCTCAGAAGACTGCATAGTCTGCATCTCCTTCCAAGCCTCGTAAGCCGAGTCAGCAAAACTCGCCATGCCAACCCCGCTGTAGTGGATCTTGGGGTTTTCATCAGACCCTAACTCAAAGGTCGAAACCTCAAAGGTGCGAGTGTAGGGGTCTTCTGAGGCCAGCGTTTCGATGGCTGTATTGATAGTTGAAGCGTAGGTCCAGTTTGCTGCCGTCGTAATCTTCGGGTGAACAAACGGGATCTTGTCTTCGTCTAGCGTCGTTAACGAACGATCCTTCAATGCCTTGCGAATAGAAGCTCGCAGCTTGCGGGCGCTGTCCTCGTAGTTGTTGGCTAACTGCTCAAACTTAGCGTCCTCCTCGCCTTGGACCCAGAAGATGCCAATGCACTCCCCAGTGTCACCGTCTGCTTCAAACGCTAGCTTGGCTGCGTCAAGCGTGTCTTCAAGGCGGGCAAAGCAGTTGTTGGTTTCGCCAGGAGACCAAGACTTGTGCTGGCCTGCATCAAGCCAACCGTGAGAAGTTGGCGCAGTAGTTAACGGATAAACTTCCTTGTGACCAATGCTCGTAGACTTTACCGCGCACAACGCGATGTGCATGATCTCTCCGGTATACTCATACATCTTAAGAGCAAGGCTTGGGTGGAAGCTGATGCTCGGGTTGATGGAGAGTTGGCCCGGTCCTTCAAAAGCCTGATAAGGACGAGGTGTTGCGTGGTGGTTAGGGTAGTTAAACCCTGGGGGGTATGGGTTCTCTTTGTCTTCCTGGTCATAGACAAACATGATGTGCCGAGAACTAGCACCTGAGATGTGCCCTGAAGCCCCCATGCTAATCCCAGTAGCCGTGCCGCTTGACGCACCAATTACTGCTCCAGAAACGTCGTCAGTAGCTAAGTCTTCAAGGGTGATCGTTGACCCATTGACTGACTTAACAATGTAAGTCTGCCCAACAACTAAAGGCTTAGTTAAAGCCACAGTCGAGAACAGCTTAACTGCGTTACCTACCTGAGGAGTCCCGCCCACTAACGTTGTTGTGGACTGAATAGTGATTTCTAAAGGAGCAGTATCAATAGAAGTAATGGCAACTTCAGCAGGGCCATCCCATTTTGCCTTGCCTTCAAACGGGCACCACGGCAACCACATTGCCCACTTTTCAAATGGGATGGATTGGTTGTTAAGCGGCGGAACCTCGATAGCAAACGTGTCACCGTCTGCGGTAGCAGCAGAAAAAGCGTCTGTCGTTAAGACGTTAATGGCGCTGTCGTATTTAACATCGTGAATAGCTTTTGCTTCACCAACGTTAGCTGCTGTGCCACTAAGGCACCTTGCCTGCATCCCCGTCATGCTTCCCCGGAATGTAGGCAAAAACCTAATCTTAAGGTTGTTTATGTTGTCTGTTGGGTGATAGCCAGCACCACTTAACTTTGACGTTAATTGGACTTCAGCCCCTCCTGGCGTTGTAGCAAAATAAAACGCCGACGCAGAATCTAATTTTGTTAGCTTTACAGTGCCAGATCCAGCGTCCCAACCTATGACTGTGCCAGAATTAAGAGTGCTTTTGCTTGAAGCAAGCTGCACTTCACTACTACTGCTTTCTTTAATGTAGTAAGTAGTGTTTTCAGCAAGCTGTGGGGTTACCGGATCAGTAATCTCGGGTGTTGGAAACGACCCTGAAACAAGAGTCAGTTGAACTGGTTGCCCGTGAACTAATTTGTGCTCACTAGCAAAAGTTATTTTGCTTGGAGAAAATGATGAAGAAACAGCCGTTTCTTCCATCAGCGTTTCTTTGCGAGTGACGTAATAAGTAGTGTTTGCTGCTACTCCATTAGCCAATGTAACGGTCGCGCCGTCTGTAAACTTAAAAGCTTGGCCGATATAAACTGGGCGGCTTTCGCAAACCACCCTAGCTCCTAAGCTACCACTAGCTTCAGTTCTAACCCTGGAGACATAGCAAGGGTGGTTACCTATCGTGTCAATTGTTGCGCTGTATTGCGGGTCGCTTGCTGAACCAGGATCAGCGTAACCACCAAACTCGCTCTCTAGTTTGATCGTAGAGGATGTGCCAGCCGCTCCAGCCGTTGGCACATAGTCAAACATCTCGTTTGCTTCCGGCGGGGGAACCAATGCCTCGGTGTCATCAAACGTCAGAATAGTGCCGGTTCCAGACGCAGTGTTTGCAGTGTGCGTAGTGCCCGTCCGACGACGAGTAATCGTGATGCCAGTTGAATCGTATTGCCACGACACACTAGTGTTCACGCTGTTTGATGTTGACCCTGCAAGGATGGTTCCTGTGCCTGGGTAAGTGAAAGTCGCACCTGTCCCAAGGTTCTGGTAGCTGGCGGTAGGGTCGTAGAAGGTCAGATACTTGACCGCCATCATCGCCTTGCCCATCAAGTTCGCATACTGGTGCGAGCCAAAGGTTACATCGCCATCAACCTTTGCTTGAGGACCACCCTTAAAGGTGTAGGGCAGCGTCTGAATGTCAGTGTAAGGACCAGCCGAAAAGTCGGGGGTCTGTGCAGCAACATTTCGCGGGCTTCTTAGAGCCGCGTAGAGGTGCTTCTCTTCCCACTCAGTTGAGTTTGCTACCTCTGTAGCCTGATTCTGACCAGCAACGACAATGAACTTTCTGACGGCCACGGACTCACCTCAGTTAGCCGCCG